ACAATCCTGAGCAATATTGACCTCAAAGTTACCTGCACCATTAAAACTGATGGTAGATCCAGGTGTCAAGGTATTGAGGATAAATCCCCCAGAGTAGTTAAAGGTGACTGCACCACCCAAAACTGTGGTAACAATATTTTGACCACTAGTTTCAGTTTTGTTTGCTTCAACTTGATAGGTGCCTAAGCACTTCATGCCAGCATCATTGGCGTTGATAATGTATTTGTTCTTAACGTTAAGAGTGTAAGTTCCATCAACTGTCTCAAACTTATCACCCTTAACATGTTGATGCATATCACCTTCTACTAAAAGGTGAGCATTACCAACTACATTAATGCAAAGTCGATCACTCAAATCTTTTTGATTAACATCAACTTTTGATCCTGCCTTGACGTTAACATGTCTTGCAGCAATAACATTAACATCTCTTACTGGTGAATGAACTTGGACATCACCGTTAGCAAACATCTTAATGTATGCACCAGTTAATCCATGCCTGAGGTTAATATACTCATTACCCTCAGTTTCATTCATCTCCCACTTGTGACCAATAGAAGTTACCTTCTGTTTATTGTGGGGATAAGTGCTTTGACCGTTTTTATCACTTTCATCTAGTGTATCAACTGCATCTTTTGTTTTTGGATCCAGTTTAGATGTGTCTCTTATTTTATGTGCCATAATTATACTCCTGGATGACCAACACAGTCAATGATAGTTCTATACTCATCATAGTTATTAAGGTATTCCTGGGAATCTTTTCTAGGAATAAATTTCAAAACAGGTTTGATAACTGCTTTTCTTTGAGATCCTAAAGATACGGTACTACCACAAGACATATAGATCTTAGGCAATGCAGTAAATCCAAATCCTTCCTTCAAAACTTCAACGCCAACTAAGAATCCATCTTCAATAATGGGTCTCAATTCTGGAAGAACAACTTCATTAACTTCATTATCTCCTGGTTCTACAATGATACCGCAAGTTTGGTCATATCCACCACCTGTCTTAATTACAATTGGTGGGTTATTCTCAGTGATAATACCTAACCAGTATTGATTACCAGTGTATATTCCGTGAATATTATCATAATTTGGATCTCCATTTTCATCTGTAGAAGTAATATCTGCAGTTGATACAGATCCATCAAACCAAGGATATCCACCGCCACCATTCAATACAACAATATCTTGAACTCCGCCATTAGAATCCAATGTTGCAGTAACCTCAGCACCACCACCCCATCCAGGAGCAGGATAAACAGTAACGTTTGGTGGATTATCTAAACCAAATCCAGGATTAGTTACAACACCACCAACAACCTCACCATAACCATTAATTACTGGCACCGCATAAGGGGTTGGGTTACTTGGATTATAACTTGGTTGTGGATATGGACTGTAATTACTCTCTTCATATAAAATTTCACTCCCCTTCAAAGTAAACTTATCGAGTTCATTTTGAAGTCCAGTAAAGAACATATTTGGAATCATTGGGAAGTTAAATGATGTTGCTTTATTACAATCTAAAGTTCCCGACACAATATTACCGTCACTGTCTCTAATCTCAGTTCCTTCAATTGATGCAAGGAACGAATCAGATCCATAAAGACCAGTGTTAACTTCATTTGGCAATCCACCAAATGTCTCCAATCGATTGAAGAAAGCATTAACAGAATTGTCTGGTCTATCACCAACTCCAGTGGTGTAATCACCAATACCAATAATACAAGCAAGTTTTCCATCACAGAACATTGAAATTAGATTTCCAATCTGTTGAACGAAATTAGCATCAAATCCACCAAGACCTCCAATCAAAGAAGTAATCTCACCAAGAGAACTTAAAGCAGATCCAATTGCACCTTCAATTTCTTTTACAATACTCTTCAAGATGTTGCTAACTTGGCAGAATGCTGTGTTAAGAACATCCTCAACCAATGCAGTTAAGATATCGAGAATCAAACCATATACTTTTTCAAGTACAGTTTGAAAAATACATTTAATAATCTCAAACAAAACATCGGCAAAGGTCATTCCAGCAGTAATTGCTACACCTCTCCCAGTTGGTGTAGCAGTAAGTCCTGTAATAATTGGAAGTAATGTTGTCTCAAATAATTTCTTGAGTTCAGCAACTACAAGAGTTTTGATATCACCAAGAAGAGAATTGACTGCATTTGCCAATCTACCAAAGTAACCTTGAATGAGAGAAGCAGTTGTTGTAATATTACCTGTTAGTTTATCAACTAGTACACCACCAACAGATTCATTTTGACTTAGAAACTTAAACAGATCTCCTAGAATTCTAGAGATCTCATTTTCAGGTCTTGGTCCACACTTTCCATTCGCAACAGCAATTACTACCTTTTCATTTTCTGATTGACGTTGATCAGCATTACTAGCAGTTCCCCTATTAGAACCACGCCCTGAAGCACCATGTCCACCAGGAGATTTATTCTGCTCTCTTGTCTTTAATACTTTCTCTACTGATGGAAAATTATTTGTGCCGCCAATATCATCTAATCTATCTTCGTATGGTTGGTTCTTATCAACAATACCCAATGATCCCATGACCACTGGTTGTTGAGCACTTTCACCATCCATAAAAAGACCAAGAACCCACATGCCATTTTCCAGACCATGAGTAGATCCAGCACTGTCTCTAGTAATCGTTTCAGTAGTTGGCATCATAACAGATGCCCATGGAAGATCCTTAGGAGGTAGATCCTTTCTACTCCTAGTGTGATATCCCATGATTCGCACTTTCACACGATATGACTCGTCTTTGTCTTCGACTTTAGTTCCATCGATGAGGGTATCTCCATCACCTTCAACCTGACCTACCCAAAGACGATTACCCTGTGCGCCAAACCAATAGTTAGATTCTAGTGTTGGTGCTCCCCCTAACATAGTTATTAATTATCGTGGATTTTACATTCTAATGCGCTTGGATTCTGATCACAATAGAGTTCAAGTGGCGTTGGATCATGATGATCACCTGCGGCAATGTCTGCTTTGTGATGCTCTACGTATTCCTCTAAGTCGTGCAGTTCTTCTTCAATATGACGACGTTGTTGTGGAGAGGTCATAGGATTCTGAAGAATCTCTTTGTCCTTCTCAATATGGGTTTCGATGTTTTCCATTTTAGAGTCCGAATGAATCTCGTATAAGTGTAAGGTAAGTTTTTAACTTGTCTTCGCCTCTTGTATATAGGTGAGTCAAATCAGCAATTATGTAGCGTCCTGAGTGTTGTGTATCAATCTCTCCTTGAGAATCGAAAAATTCGATGAACACGGGATCGCCTGCATATAGATCCATATTACCAACATTACAGGTAACTGTCAAGACCTGACTCATAAAGATGCCTAATCTAGATACCGATTGCAACACAGTTTGTCTAAAAATCTCAGCATCTTGATCTGCACTTTCTCCTGATCCAGCAAACAAGTCCTTATTATATGCAACCAACATATTTCTAGTTGCATATTTACTATGAACTGCTGGAGATTCTGGAGCAACTGGTTTTAAATCTTCATTCATAGCAGCACTATTCATTGAAGGTAGGTAATTACTGCTGCCTATTTTATTCCAGGTTGGATACAATTCCTTCAATGTATACTTTTCTGTGGTCATATTACAATTGACAATATCAAAGAATTCAATTTGCCCCGAATAAAACCCTCTATCAAAATTTTCAACCATATCAATGGTATTGACAAATTTAGGATTTTCTACCCTAAATGCATCTTGAGTAACTCCAGTTCCAGTGCCCGTAGTTAGAGTTACTTTATGTCCAGTTTGACCAGAAATAGTATCCACCGAAACATAATTATATGCCCTATAAGTTTCATAAAATAAGAATCCAGCACTAGTATACTTGCCACCTGATTTTGTGGACTTCTGATCATCACCAATAAACTTATTTCTTGCCCAAATTAGTACATCAAGAGGTCTTGAACTTGGTGGAACAAAGGTAATCTTATTGACGCTTTTTGTTGCTGTTACAGGTTTCTTAGTATTGCCAAGTTCACCCCCAATGATATCCTTAATAAGAGCAGGAGCATCTACACTTGAGTATTTCTTACATACTCTTTTTTGCATAGAAAGAATTGCATCTTGTCTACACAACTCAACAACAAAGGATTTACCAGTATCTAAAATATCTTTACTATGAACATTATATGCGTACAGTGGACCATTAGTTGAGTTCGCAGTAAACTCAAACTTTACTCCATTTTGAGTATCAGTAAAGACAACCTCAAACATTTCCATACCAACAAGTGCATTGGATATTCTACTTGTGGTATCCATAATCTTGAGAGTTACTGTCAGAAATTTGTCAAACAATCCTTCTCTATACTCTAATTGAAGAATAGATCCTTTGTCAATGTAAACTGAAGATCCATCATGGAACATCACTCCCACAGAATCGATTTGAAAATTTCTAATTTGATATGGGGTTGTCATAATTAACTTCCTGGTTGTTGTGGTGCTCTTCTGCCTGATGGAGTAGGAGTTACAGGCATTTCTGGTTTAACTTGTGGTGCTGGTGCTGGGAACATCTGAGGGAGAAGTTGTTGGAAGATATTCCTTTTAGGAGCAGCACCTGGTGGTGTTTGATCTCTTCCAGTTTTTGTTTGACTAGCATACCAATCTAGATCTGCTTGATTTGGAGTTAATCCAGAAACTTTCTTTGGTGTTTGCATAGTAGCACCCAGAGAAAGCAGATCTTTATTTCCTGCGGTATTGAATACGTGATTTCCAAGTTGTACATTATTTACATTCTGTGAAGCATCATTAAATGCATCACCAGTTCTAAATCCAGTGGATGCCATAACTTTATTAATTTGATCTTCACTCATACCTTCTGCCTTTAACGCCGCACGCATTCCACCACCATCTCTTGCAAGAGATAGTGCTTCCTTTGCCCTCTTTCTTTCTGCATCAGATAAATTTCTATTCAGTTTTCCTTCTCTTACTGGTTGATATTGATTTTCAGCATCAATAACATCTTTTACACTACCACTATCTGCCAAAAATGTACCAGCACCGACTTTGCCACTTTGAATAAGTCCTGCCCTGTTCATTACAGATTTTGCAACTGCTGCCATTCCTAACTTACCTTCACCACCCGCCTCTGCAATCATTAAACGAAGTAAGTATTCTTCTTCATCATCGGTTACACTTACGTCTCCACCATCTCCTCCAGGGGTAGATGGAACCCTAGGAACCTCTGCTGCATTTGCTGCTCCACCAAGTAAACTATTAAGAATGCCCTCAATAAACTTTTTAACCTTTTCAAAAACATCAGTGGTTTTACCAAGTTGCAGATTCATACCACTGAGTCCAGAGGATTTAGCAACTTCATTATAAATGTTCTTGATGAATTGCTTTCCAGAATCTGGCAAAAATGCAGAGAATGGGGAAAGGATACTGTTAGCAAAAGAAAGGACTCCAGCAGCAGCAACCTTTTGAGGTAAAGTGATTGCAGAAGAAAGTGGTTTAGTTAATTTTTTTACTACTGGATTCTTAATAGGTGGTGCGGAAATAGGTCTGAGTGGTTTGTGCTTACCCTTCACAAATTTACCACCTACTGCTGCTGCCCTTAAAGGCATTGGTTGTGGTCCTCGATAGTCAGCATCACCAGGAATACTAGTATCTCTTAATGGGACAGGGGTAGGTGTAGGTGCCTGGGGAGTAGGTGCAGCAGGAGCAGGTGCAGCAGGAGTAGGTGATGAAGGCGCAGGAACTGGATCAGGTGTTCCAAGTCCCCCAGATTGGTCTGCAATACTTGTTGGTTCCTCAGGAACTGGTTCTGCTTCTAACGGTGGTTCTTCATCTAAATCCTTTTTAATTTCATTAGGAAATAAATCTAAGAAATCCCACCATTGATTATCACCTTCATTCTCCCTATCTCTTTGTAAGAAAGGTCTCAATCCCTCAATAACCAACGGAAGAGTCATCATGATGGCACCACCAATTAAACCATCAATCAAACTCTTTTTGAGCATTCCTGGTTTCTTTTTCTTTTTATCTTCTAAAGGATTTAGTTTAGAAGAATCATCTTTATCTGAACTTTTTTCAATTTGCTTTTCTCTTAACTTTGCCTCAAGAGATGCAGTCAGACGCTTGTCAATCTTTTTCTTAAAGGCAAATCTTTCTTTAGTAACTTTGTAAAGATCAAATAACGCCTCTCTAGTTTCAACTACGTTTGTCATAATTTCAGTAAGAGATGCACCAACACCCATCTCTTTGGCATCCATTCTAGCACTCTTTCTTTGAAGTGCTTTTTTGCCTTTGGTTTTTCTTCTCTTAGTTTTGGCAGGTTGTGGAAGAGGATCACTTTTAACTTGTTGGATCAACTCATCTAACTTTGTTCCAAGTTGATCATTGACTTCAGATTCCCAGGAATCATCATCCGAAGAACTTGATTTCTTAGGTGGTTCCTTTGGACCCTGCATAGGTTTTGGACCCTGCATTGGATTTGGTCCAATTGGTTTTTTATACTGCTGTTTTGGGGGTTCTTTTGGACCAATTGCTTCTGGATATTGATCGTATCCAGCAATTCTCTGTTTTACCTTTTCTGCTTCCTGCCTCTTAAATTCTTCAAATGCCTGCTTCTGCTGTGCGATTAATTCATCGACAGCATCCATAATCTTATCAGATGTTTCTTCTAAAGCATCTTCAAGTTTTTGTTCTTGTGCTTTTGAGAATTCTTTCTTATCATCTACAAACTTATCTGCTGCTTTGTAGACAGTGGTTTTACCTTCTGATGTCTTACCTACATCCTTATCATCAATTAATTTAGATCCCTTTGGTTTGGATCCAAGATACTCAGATACAACCCAAGTTTGGTAATTATACAGAGCTTCTGGATCACCTTGATTCATTTGAGGATACCCTCTGGGATCCTTCTTCATATTAGCAATAATCTTATCTGCCTCAGCGCCAGAGACATTAACCATGGAAAAGTATGAGGTGCCCGATGCATCTTTTCCACCAATAAGTTTTGCTTTAAATCTATCCCAATGAGCAGCACTAATCTTTGCTTTATACCAAGGTTGTTGTGGATCTAGAGTCCCTGCTGGTGGTAATGAATTATACATGACTTATTAGTTACCTATTACGCTTGCATGACCCCATGCTGGACTATGGGTTCTACCAGATGCTAAAGAAAGACCGCCAAATGGAATGGGCATTGGAATGAGTTGTGGCGCTGATTGTGATGGTTGGGATGCTTTTCTTGACAGGAAATCCATAAACATACCTTCTTCCGCAGCAACGTTAGGATCTTCACCTACTGTAGTATCTTTATTTATTGGAGTCGCTGGAGTTGATGCTGCTGTGTGTTGCGCTTGTGCCCTTGCTGCAGTAAGAGGTGCAGAAAGTTTATTCTTTGCGTTTCTTACATATGAAGTTGGATCAACAATTTTTCCATCTTGATATACCTCAAAGTGTAAGTGAGTTTGTTCTCCACCGCTACTACTATAGTACTTGTATAATTTTCCAACTTCTTGACCACCATACACTTTTTTCCCAACTCTAACATTTGAAGATGGGGTGATGTGCAGATATCTCGTTGATAATCCATTTCCATGATCAACCATCACTTCTCCATATGGGTAAACATTACTCGCTTGAGCAACAGTTACTGTTCCTGTTTTATATGCAACTACTGGTGCTCTAGAATCTGCTCTTGAGTGTTCTGTAATATCAATACCTAAATGTTTTCTACCCCCACGTGCAGCAGTATCACCAAATGATTGGGCAGAAGTTCTACCACCAGCAGCGTCAGCACTAGCAAGTGGCATAAAAGTATCACCACTAATTGATCCAGTATAAGGATCAACTGCCGCTGGTGGTCCACTTGCTGCTTGTGCTGGTCCACCCAAAAAGAAATTAGTAACACCTTCAGCAAGTCCCATAGCACCACGCACTAATGGATTCTCTAAAACATTTTTCTTAATCCAATCAAAGATCTTTTTAATTGGTTCCAAAATACTTTCAAATCCTTCGGTAAGGAATTTTATAACTTTATTAACAATATCACCAATTTTACTTCCAACTGGTTGTATGCCTCTAATATTATTCCCTTTCTGTACTGGTAAATCTTTAACTTCAGATAATTCTCTGATAGATGCTTTCGCCTTGCTACCAATTCCAGTTTTATCCAGATATTCTTGAACAGAGGAAATTAATTGCCCACTTCCAAAATTCAAGAACTCAAGTGCAGTTTCAGATCCTAAGAAGTATGCAAGTTTACTTTTTGGAACGATGAATTCCTCCTCACCCCCATCTCCGACAATAACCATCTGTGGGGTATTGCCAGTTTCCATACCTTCCGCCGCTGCAGCAAACCCAGCACCAAATCCAGCATCATTTATGCCAGTGCCATAATCTTCGTATCCCTTAACTGTAGCATCGTATGTTTTTTTAATACCCTCATTTCTCTCTTCTTCTGTCTTACCTGTCATTTGAGAGACAATACTTTCCCAGGACTTTGGAAACAGTTCTCTTAAAATATCAACAACAACAGCAACTAATCCTATAAATGGAATAGCACCTAATGCAGACAATGCAGCACCTTCATAATCACCCTTACTCCAACGTTCTACCATTTCCCAAAGAGCAAGAACAGTACCAAGACCAACAACTAATCTAGTAAGAATTTTCTTAAGTGCTAATTTCCCACCCTTTTTAATTAAAATCTCTGTTACTTTTCTACCAATTCTACTTTCTATTGCTTCTCTAAACCACTTTGTTCCTGCTAACCAAGTAATAAAATCATCATATAATTTTTGTGCAGCACCTTTTAATTTATTAAATGCTGCATTTGCACCCTCTTTGATTTTTGCATAAGTTTGTGGATCAGTAAGAACTGCTTTCCACTTTGACCACCTAGAAGCAATTGCTTCTCCAATCTGTTGACCACCCTTAACGGCAGATTGAATGCCCCCCATGACACCCATTCTTGCTTTATTTAATTTTTGACCAATACCTGAAAATCTATTGAGAAATCCAAATCTATTTCCTCCCCCTGGGACAGGTGGTTTACCACTTGCTTGGGAGATCATTTCTCGTGAGAAATTATATACTGATCTAGCAGTATCCCATCCCTCACTTACAATTTTCTTACCCTGATTAACCTTCTGACCAACAAACTCCCTACCTGCCCTAACTCCAGGCTCAGCAAACTGCCTTACTTTAGTGGCACCAAAAGTAACTGCATCTTTTGCTTTTGTAAGTGCCTGTTGAGTTTGCAGTAATGCCTTCTTTGGATTCTTAACTACAGTTTCAGCAAATCTTTTAGTTTGTCTAAAAGGTCTTGTTAAATTTCTTTGAGCACGTCGAAATCTTACCCCAATGTTTCTCTTGATTGGAGCAATAAATCTTCTAGCTTGCCTAAGGGGTTTAGTGAAGTTTCTCCACTGCCTTTTTATATTAACATTTACTCTTCTCTTAAAAGCATTAACTCTTCTTCTCAGCAATCTTAACCGAGAACGTACTGATTTAGGAACTAATTTCTTATAAAGTTTCTTTAGTGTCTTCTTTACAAGATTCCTTAATTTATTTAAAAGATTTTTAAACCAAGGAGAATTCTTTTTAGATAATTCCTCTTCTTCTCTCTTTTCCTGAGAGTTATTACCCTTTTGCTCAGAAGTTTCATCCTTATCTAATAATGATTTAAGTTGAGATAACCTCTCCTTTTCATACTTCTGTATTTTCTTTGCAAGTTTTAAGTTTAAAACTGCAGTATTTCTAAGACGAAGTGTTTCCTTTACAAGAGTCCCTGCTTTAGGTTTCGATTCTTTTTTAGGATCCTTTTTTAAATCTGGAGCAGTTGTCTTCGTCCCTCTCAAAGCGGCAACAGGATTCGCACCATACACCGAAAGTATGGCATCATTATATTCAGTTAATCCTATTTGCTTTGCTTTCATTAACTTTGGTGTTTTTGCTGTTCGATTCTTTGTCTTTCCTCTTCCAGATACTGTTTCAATAATGCAATGTAAATGTCTTTCTCCCAAGGAATCAGACCATCAAGTTCAGTTAAACTGTACTTATGATGTTGCATTAATGAAAAATTAGTTCTGTAATAATTCTCTAAGGAATTATGGAAGAGGCTTATCCGAAAAAATTAGCAAGTCCTTCAACAACATAGGTTGATTCAACCTGAGTATTGGGATTAGTAAATTTAACCTCATGCTTTAAAGAAGGCATGGTTTCAAAGAACTTTTGAACATCATTAAATTGTTTGCTACTCATGCTCTCAAGGAAAGATACAAATTCTTCAGAAGTTGTTGTTGAACTATCCCAAACATCCTCTTCATTGTAAATCTTTTCAATAGAATTTGCAACAAACTCAAATGTATCATTAATATCCTCTTGAGGTTTAGTAAAACTATCCAAACCAGGATACTTCATCTCTACCCAAAGATCATCAGATAATTGAATTTTATTAGAGTGATCTTTATCAAATTTTACCTTAACATCATCAATGTTGATGTTAATTCTTACTTCAGTTTCTCCATCATCTGGAGCAATCACAATGAGTTCAATTACTTCTCCTACGGATTTACCTCTAATATTCAAAAAGATATATTCAATATCAAATGTCGCCAACTTATCAAAATCAAAATCTTTAGTAGTTACACAAGCATTGATAATTGATTTCAACGCATCTGCAATTTGATTATCATCTTCAGATTCAAGTGCCATCAGAAGAATCTTTTCTTCTTTTACAACAAAGGGTCTATATTTGATTCTTTGTTTTGTAGATGGAACGGTAAGATTATAAGTTGGTGTATTCAGAGTAGGTAAGGACATTAATTAAACTCCATATCATAGAGTTATTTAGTATCAAATTCTAAGGGAATTTTGTAATGTTTTTGCTCCAATAGATCTCTTATTCTGTAAAGTTTCTGTCGTAAAATATTCGTAATAGAACGTGGTTTGTAATCGCATTGGTTGATTTGGAGCATTACTCACGGTTAAATCATTAATCATATATGGAAATGCTTTGTGAAGACGAGTTCTAGTAACTACATTATGAGTATCATAACTGCTCTTTGCTGTCGATTTTGTTTTAGAACTAGTATTAGGTTCTAACTTATCAATAATAATATCATGAGCATAGTTATTGTAATATTGAAGTTGAGACAATATGGTTGGTGATACAGATCCAGTTCCGTATGAAGTTTCAAATCCAAAAATATAATCAGACCACAATCTTAAAAACTTCAATGGAGTATGGTCCATATCCATCAAAAATGAAACATTCATTTCAGTAAAGTTTCTGGTGTGTGCGTATCTAACATTGATACCAGGAACAATACCTTTTAAATCTCCAGTTGCAATACTATATCCTGGAATATTAACTTCATCTGCCAAAAAACTCAACTTTGTTCCATTATTTACCACATTGTCATTTCTCCCATAACTTTCTGGAATATTGGAACCAGCAAAAGGAAAACCTCTATTGTTCATAAAGTCAGTTAAAGTTCCATCCGTATTGATATTAAGTAACGGAGGGAGTTCAAAAGAGATATGATACTGATTTGATGTAGCTAATCCATAGTCACCCACAATATTTTTTCTAATTCTGTCGATGTTCATCTAAATAGGACTAGGAACGTATATTTATATTTAGTATGGCATATAGTGGGAAATATCGACCTTCCCATCCCAAAAAATACAAGGGAGATCCGACAAATGTTATCTACAGATCTTTATGGGAAAGAAAATTCATGGTATGGTGCGATAACAATGAAAATGTCCTTGAATGGGGAAGTGAAGAAATCGTTATTCCTTACATTTCTCCTCTTGATAATCGGGTCCATCGTTACTTCCCAGATTTCTATGTCCGAGCAAGAACTAAAACTGGCGGGACGCAGAAGTTTATTATTGAGATCAAACCACTTAAGCAGACAACGCCTCCCGAAAAACAACGCCGTCGTACAAAGAGGTATATAACTGAAGTTACCACTTACGCAGTTAATGACGCAAAGTGGAAAGCAGCAATTGAGTATTGTAAAGACAGACGTTGGCAATTTAAGATCCTAACAGAAAAGGAACTAAAGATATGAGTGTCATCGAAGAAATCAAAAAAGACGGCGCAAAAACTATTGCAAGACAACGATCTATAGCGTTTGAATATCTTTTTGACAAAGATTATGCAAAATCTGATGTCATGGTGGGAAAATTCTACCTTTTTGAATATGATCCCAAAACAAAAGTACAATTGGCACGTTGGGACAAATACCCTTTAGTTTTAGTAACTAATATCTATGAAGATGGGTTTATGGGGGCAAACTTCCACTATACCACACAAAAACAAAGAATGATCCTTGCTAAAAAGTTTCTAAATAGCAAGGTAACCATACCCCTTAAATTGCTACATAGATATATTGTAAGTCGAGCAGATAATTTATTTTTTGAAGTTCCAGAAGAAGAACTTGTTGAATTTGCTGCTTTATCTATAGAGGAATTTCGTGATAGTAAAAATAGATTTGTTAGTGCAAAGAAAGTTCAATTAGGTCAACGTAAGTAATGACAGCTACTAGGTTAATATATCCAAGAACCAGTGTAACAAATACTGGATTGTTTCTTACGTTTAGAGCGTATGACTATTCTGCAGCACCTACACCACCTGGTGCATTAGCAGATATTCAAAATATTATTTCTGGTAGTAATAAAGATGTAAATCTTACCGCAGATAACATTAATTCAAATTTAACTAGTGTTTTTGGTGGTGCTCCCACAGAAGAAGGTGGTTCAGGAATCAATCCCACAGCATCAGGTAATGCTAACTCATCACAAAATACTGGAGTAGCAAATATTTCACTATATCTTCCCCCTAAAATGGAATATCAATATGGTGCAGAGTGGCAGAAGATATCATTTGGTGCTTTGGGAAGTATGTTTGGAACTGAGGGTGCAGGTGGTTTCTTTGGTGCTGCAGCAAAAGGAATTGCATCAACCGCTGCCAATTCTATTGTCGATCAAGTTACTAAATTAAACGGATTTCAAGCAATTCCAAAAGTTGAAAATATTAGTTTAGATACTTTAGTAGGTGCTGCATTTGGTCAAACATTTAATGATAATTCCCTACAAACCTTCAATAAAATGCAAACAAGATCTTTCAACTTTGATTATCTGTTTGTAGCAAGAGATGTTACTGAGGAAAATGAAATCCGAAAGATTGTTAAACAGTTTAAATTGGGTATGCACCCAAGTTCAAAACAAAAAGGAAGAAGCAATTCCCTATTTTTAGGATATCCATACATTTGGAGAATTATCCCAAGTGGACTTAAAAGCAAATTTAAGGTTAAATCAAATGGTGTTGTCACTGATGTAAGTTCTGCAACTCCACATGTTAGTGACTTTTTACCAAACACCAAATACTGTGCATTAACCGCCATGAATGTTGATTATACCCCAGATAATGTTATTGCACTAACTAAAAATGGGTTTGTTCAAGCAGTTAGATTGAGTTTACAGTTTGCAGAACTCACAACTCTGGTAAGACAAGATATTGAAACTTTTGAAGATTTAACGCAAATTACCGAAGCATAAAAATGGCATATTTCGACAAAGTTCCAGAAATTCTCTATCTTAAATACGATAAAAACCCCAATGATGGTACATACATTACCATCAAAAATATTTTTGCTCGTATCAAACTGATAGACAACATTGTACCAGGATCAACCATTTTTGAGGACTATTTTGTCCGTGATGGGGAAAGACCAGATACCATTTCTATGGATTATTACGGAGATCCAGGTTATGACTGGATTATAATGATGATCAATAATATCAAAAATCTGTATAATGACTGGCCAATGACACAACCAGTTTTTGAGACATATTTGAATGCAACGTATGATGATGTACGAGGTATTCATCACTATGAGACGATTGAACAGAAATATGATGATAATATCATTTTACCCGCAGGACTCCAAGTTGGAGAAGCATACAGATTTGTCGATCCAGACGGAAACTTAGTAAGTAAGGAGCAATCTAGAGGTCCAGTAAGTAACTACATTTACGAATTACGCAAAAATGACAAAAAACGCGAGATCTTTGTACTAAGACCCGCGTTAGTTGATCAATTTGTCGAAATCTTTACTAATGAGATGAAGTTTACTCCTAGTACAGAGTATCTCAACGAAACTCTAAAAATCTCTAATAATTAACTTTTGTTTTCGTGATTAAACTCAATCACGATTTTTTCGTGTTTTGTAGTTCTGTCAGAACAGTAGTAATGAGATGCTTTGCCATTTAGCAACTTTTCAAGGTTTTCAACCAAATTAGCGGCAATCACCTTGTTAGTTGCTTCACGCCAATCACCTCTAATACGAGGTTCATTCTCAGTCACGTTGTCTCCAATCATCAGGTTTGTCTTGTTTGAACCAATCAACAATTTCGTCTGCTGAACCGAATCCCTTTTTATAATTAGATGGGTCGGGATCACCTAGTCCCATCTTATTCATAAAATCGTCCATACTGCCCTCCTGGATGTCCTGTGACGCCTGACGACGTGCTTTGTTCAACCACTCACGAGCAGTAGTATAACGTTTGGCAAGTTTCTCTGCCCAAATCATGTCTTCTAGTTTCACTTCCTCCTTATTTGCAATTTTACTACAAATAAACTCTAACCTGAGGCGATACTGTGTAGAAAGCATGTTACTCTTCCGATAGATAGTGCTCTAATTGATTAATCCGTTGAAATTCGGCATATGCCGCTTCTGAGCGTGTATGGAGGACATCACGGATATCATCCATAATAAACGTCGGATCAATACCATCATCTAGGTATTTATCGATTGCTTCCTTGAGATACCTGTATCTATGCCACTCTTGAGAATATGGTTTGTAGTGCATAATAAGTAAGTTTCATAAGTAAAATTTACATCGACCCTTTTGGGCAAATTTTTGGCGGAGTTTTTTTTCCGACTTTTTTGTAACTAAAAAGTGAATTTCGTTTTGGGAAAATTTATTTAATAAATTTATCCATGCGAAGCTTGATGTAGTACATCCCGATGACCCACAGG